TTGAGCACTCAAAAAAATAAGATAGCTTTCGCCAATACCCTCCGAGGGTTGGCGGCGCTATTCGTTGTGATTTCCCATTATTTCTACTTTTTCTGGCTAGCTAGAAACACAGTATCAATAATGACGAACATGCCGGAACTGTCCGAGGATAAATTCCCCAAGCCTTGGTTTGTGGATCTGGTAAACATAGGCCACGGCTTCACATGGGGGCCGTACGGTGTATCGATCTTTTTCCTGATTAGCGGATTTGTTATACCATTTTCGCTGAAATCCTATTCGGCAAAAGATTTCCTGATCAACCGCATACTCCGCATATACCCAACGTACATAGTCGGTTTCTCCCTTACTCTTCTCTCAATCTACATCGGTGGGTCGTACTTCGGAAATGAATGGAAACTCACCACATCAGAGTCGGTAATTCACCTTTTTCCAGGACTGCGAGACTTGCTTTGGCAGCGTAATCTCGACGGCATCATCTGGACATTGGAAGTAGAGCTTAAGTTTTACTTAATCTGCCTTCTTGCTATACAGCTTTTCAAGAGACAGAGCTTGATGATATTTATCCTCCCATTCGCAATTGCTGCAATCAGCTACGTACTGTATCCCATGCTTCCGGGCCTTTTCACGAACAACATTGAAGCATTCAAACAAGCTACTAACTTCATCAATGCCTCACCATACATTGCGTTTATGTTCATCGGTGTTGTGTTCCACTATTTGCACACCGGCAGAATAAACAAGATCGAGGCTGCTGCGTTGATAGGTTCGATCTTCGGAGTCGCAGTCTTCACTGGCGTTGTCCTCAGCTGGACGAACGATTACTACAGCGGCTTGATAAGCATCATCTACAGCTATGGATACGGACTGATTACTTTCTCCGTAGCCTTCATCTTTCCAAGATTCTTCCGAGGCAACAGAGTCCTAGATTTCTTTGCAAAGATAAGCTATCCGCTATACGTGGTTCACAGCCTCGCAGGCTACGTGATCATGACCATCCTTCTGGACAAGGGATTGGCACCAACCGTCTGTGTGGCGATCGCACTGGCATGCACCACGTTTTTATCGTACGCCCTGCACATCTTCATCGAGGCGCCAGCCATGCGCTTCGAACGCTTCCTGCGAAAAGGCTCAACAGCGCCAGTGCTTCCAGTTCCACCCCATTCGCCCGCCCAGCCATAAGAAAGCCAGACAATAAAAAACCCGCTGTCGCGGGTTTTTTATTGACTCAATTTCAACTCTGCGCAGCCAATTTGTATCTCGCCTCTCGGGCCTTCCAACGGTTTCGGAGGAAGTCGTTGAGCGGCTTCTCGTAATACAGATACATCGCAACTGACCCCACAATCCCCAACACCACAGTCGAGCCAATGAACCAGTACACCTGGCGAGGTTGGTTGATATCGACCGGCATATTGCTCAGCGCGACGGTGATGACAATCTGATGGATCATGTACAGACTGAACGATGCTTCGCCCAGGGTCACGAACAATCTACGGCTGATCAACTTCGAGATTAGGCCCTGCCCTTGGGCAAATACCCACACGACGATAGCCATTGGCACGATGTAGAAAAGATCAAAGCGCCACAGCATCGAGACGCCGTTGAGGCCCAGATAGCCAAACACTCCCAGCAGCGCGAGCGAAGCGATCTCCACAAAGGTTCCCTGCCCTTCACTGATGCGAAATTTCCCGTTCATGTACAGACGGAAGACCAGCATGCCGGCGATGAAGTCGATCACCCTGAAAGCTGGGTTGATGTAGAAAATCCAACTGTACGCAGGGTTGTAGCGCAACGGGCTGTTGATCAAGCAGCCGATCAGCACGGCCATTGCCAAAGCTATTACCAAAAGCGTCCGAGTGCGAAGCTTCACCAACAAGGTGATGAACGCGACATAAAAGAACAGCTCTGCCGAGATGCTCCAGGCAACTCCATTAAAGGAAAAGAAGTAAGACGAGTCCGGGATATAGCTTTGGATCAACAGGGCGTTGGCCGCCAGCACCTTGCCGTCGATCAGGTTCAGATTGTTGAAGCCGACATAGGCCGCAATCGCGATGCCCAGCGTCAGCAGGTGGACCGGATACAGCCTGGCGAACCGGTTGAACAGAAACTCTCCCGCCGAGTACGGACGCTTCTTGGCCTGAGCGTGATAGCTGTAGCTGATGATGAAGCCGGACAGCACATAGAAGAAGGTCACACCGGCGAACCCTTCGAAGAAGGCGCCATAAAGACCTTTCAGTTCCGCGCTGGTGGTGTGCTGGAAGAAATGGAAGTGGTGCAGAAACACCGCGAGCGCGGCAAAAAACCGCAGCGAGGTCAGAGCGTTGAGTTTCATTCGCCGCCCGCCCGCTCTCTCGGTGATTCACCTCTGAGAAGCTTACCGGCCAAATCCATTTGCTGGTCAACAGGGGACGCCTGCTGTAAAGACTCGGCAGGGGATTGACCACAGCCGGACAACAAAAAAACAAAAACGCAGCAGATTAGGACACGCATCTCGCGACTCCGTTCAAAAGATGCGCGCATGATATCGCTTTGTAGCCTTTTGTACCCAATCCTTTACGTCCGCATGATCAAATCAATGGGATTGGTCAGCCTATAGGCCATGAAAGGTTATCGAGGCAGGTCTCGGTTGCATCACCTGCGGACTGAAGAAAGACGTTACCGGCCGCATTGATGCCGATCCCAATGCCGCCGCCTGCACCGCGATTCAAGGAGACATGGTCGGCGACTGGTCGAAATTCAGCTGGGACCGTGAACAGAAGTGTCCCGGCAGTGATGGTCCCGGACTTGATGGTTCCGCAGGCGTAGCCACGGCCATCGCTGCCTTTGTAATAACCCGCATTGCGGCGTGTGCTACCGAAGTTTACCCAGGAGTTCAAGAGCGTGGCATCTGTGATGACACCGCTAGATGCCGTCCAAGCTGCACCAGCAATGTTCCAGGTGCGCTCTACCTTCTTAGAGGTGGAGCCGAAGCCGAAGAGGATCTGCCAGCCGCCACCATCTGTATGCCTGAAAGTAACTAGCTGTCCGCTAACTGGGCCATCCGTGCAGCGATAGATGCTCAGTCCGTAGTTAAAGCTGGTTAGCGGCGTTGCAAATGGGATTACACCTGCGCTCGCGCCGGAGTTCTGAAAGTTGTTTTTGGCATAGATGCGCGTTTCGCTCTGACCGAAGGCGTAATCCAGGATGAAACCCCACAACCACGTTTGCATCACGTTTAGCGGGTGGATTGCTATCGTAGGGTTAGCCGGGAAAGGCGAGTCCATCGTGAAGTTGGCCATGCCCCAGCAATCGTTGAGGTAGGCGTACACGTCAATAAAGCAGCATTGATAGTCCCGTGCTGCCTGCACAAAGATGCCGCGCAGCTGCTCGTAAGCCTTCTCGTCTCGCCCGTTCGGTATATCGTTGGTCGCGTTAGGCCCCACAAGGATGATCGACAACTTATCCAGGCTGCCGTTGGTGCCATTGCGGATTCCGCTGAGAAGCGTGCGCAGCGCCGTGGTCATGTCGTCGATGCGGGTCGGACTGCCGGTGCCCATGTCATTAATGCCGTCCTTGATAATCAGCAGGTCCGTCGAATTGCCCGCAGTCGCATCAATGTGCAGCTGAGCTGCGACGTCGTTGAATCGAGTGCCGCCCACTGCGTAGTTGATTACGTTGACGTTGCTGAGGCCCTTGTTAGCAAGGATCGTCCTGATGATCGAGGCAGTCGAAAAAGCCGCGCTCTCACCATTACCGCCCGCCATAGTGCTGTCACCGTGGAGGTGAATCGTCAACTGCCCATCGATCTCAAGGCGCTTGTAGACCTTGCCCAGGTACTCATGCCCGATGGCGTATTTGTGCTTGTCGGCGTATTTGCTGATTTGACGAAGCCCGCCGAGTGCAGGAATTGCAATACCACCTTTCCCCTCAAACTCCACTCCTCGCGAGTTTGTTGGTTTTGCAGAGGCACGATAAATATCGGGTCCCAGCATAACCTTTCCGTCCTGGCTTGCAGCGATGGCTGCATTGATCTGAGTGAGGTTATCCGCAGTGTTGCTGTTGGGGATCACCCCGGCCTGATCAAGAAGGCTGGCGCGCTCAGCCAGGCGGGCGTCCACAGTTCGAGCTTTGTAGCCCACCTTCTTGCTCCCATCGGATGCCGCTAAAGCTGCTCGCACCGATGCATCGCCAATTGCTTTGAATTTGGCAGAGTCCGTGGCCCAGTTGGTTGTGGTGAATGGAATAGCGGCTACCAAGGGTGCGTACAGCTCACCAAGGTAAACAACGGTCTGCCCGTAGCGAGTCATGGATAGCCCGGCGGCGTAGTTCACCGGCGTCTCGTAACCGTTGTTCTGGAAGAACGCCAGCACGTCAGCTTCGAATCCGGACCAGGTCTTGCGGGCCTTGCCGAAGCGATCTTGCCAAAACGCTGTCAGGCTGTGCAGAGCCTCATCCATGTTCGAGGCATTGTTGTAGAGCACGCGCGGGTCAGAGGTGCCCACTGGCAGGGCAGTAGTGTCATAGGTATTGGTCATGGGTTTCCTCAAGACAAAAAAAAGCCCATCACTGATGGGCTTGGGGAAATCTATAAATCGACCGGCGCCGGACTGTCGTCGTCGGCATACACCCGCTCGTCGTAGTTGAAGCCTTGTAGCGAAACGCTTTCGAGACCCTTTGGATTCACCTTGCTGATAACCACCTCGTGGGACCAGCGCTTAAGAGGTCCAAACAGCAGATGCGGCGGTTCCCTCTGCCAGCTTGTGTCAGGGTTGAAATCGAGGCTCGCAATGCTGAGGTGAAAGTCATCGATCCGTGTTGCCGGCCATGGCCCGCTCATTGTTCCGTCCTGCCGGCGCAGCCCGACGACGTGGGAAACGCCGTCCGACCAAATGAACGGTTCCGAGCTCTCAAGGATGAAAGTCCCGGATACCGTCTCGAATGACATCAGCAAACCACTCTGGCCACGCTCGGGTATATCGTCGGAGACGGCGGCCAAGCTGCCGTATTCGCTGTTGTTACCGTCGAGTTCGGTATCAAAGCTGTATGTCCAACGCCGATACTTGGCCTCCCGACGGCGGCGCATTCCGAGCTGGTACGCTTTGTTCCTGTCGCTGACGCCGACTGCCTTCACCTTCTCAACCTTCAGTCCGAGGTCGCCCGGCAGCCTGCATCGGACGGTTTCCGTTTGCCTGGTGATCCGGTCCTTGTATTCAACGTCGACGCCGTCATGGTCGTCCGCTGGATCTGGCGGATTGAAAGCGATCTTGAGAGGGCCGATCAAGTTTTGGGCCGAATACCCTTGGGTGCCTTCGGGCAAGTATTTATGATCGATGCCCTCCCGCTTCTGGTCACGAATCGGGCGAAGCCTCCCACGGCTGATAGTGAGCTCAGAAAATCCGGCCGCGAGTGCCGAGTTCAAAGCTTCCTTCACCGTAGTGAAGTCTTCAGTTGAGTAGTCGAAAGTGTCGCCCCGCGCCGTCCAAATCTGATGCAACGCAGAAAGCTCTTCCATGTCGATATCGGCATCGGTGTAACCGGGCTTCTTCGTCACGTAATTGAACCAGGCGGAGATATCCCTGGTCGGGCGCTTATCCGTGGTCCACGCTCCGTTTTCCAGGACGGGCAGTTTGCGGGTCACGACGGCGCTGATACGGTTTTCGGACTGCGCCGCCAGCTTGCCGCCACCGGCGGCTGATATCGCCAGCAGCGTCCAGTTTGGATAGGACTTCGGGCTTGGAAGCAGCGCGCGCATGTCATACCACTGGATGTTGTCCTGAATGCTGGTCGAAGTAGATTTAGCACCAATCCGGCGCATGCGACCTTCTGCCTCGATAGGCGCGGCTGCCGTGATTTCCCGCGTGTATCCCAATTGATCGAGTGTTGCCTCGGTGATCGTTTCCTTGTAAGAGACCCAGGCTCCGGCCGTCGTGCGGTCGCGGTACTGAAACTCATAGTCCACCGACCATTGAAACAAGGCGCCCTTCTTGTCCACACCGGCGAGGCCGGACGGAAACATCACCGTAAATGCAAACTTGCTGGCCTTCATCCCCGGTGGGCAGAGTGCATAAGGTCCGGCCCAATCACCTTCCAGGGTCGAACTGTCGAGGGTTATCAAGGCCGAGTTGCTTTGCAGGAAATCGAAGCCTGTCCACGCGGCATCAACAGCACCGGCAGCGGTAAGGCGTTGCACGCTGAGCTGCGAGGAGCTTGCCGCAGTGATACGGTAACGAAGACTCCGGTATCCGATAGCGGCCCAGCCGACGTCGGACTGCAAACCCGATACGGGCGCTCCACCGACGGTATTGAGCGTCATCTGGGCTGGCGTGCTGCCCGCAGGCGGCGTGTAGCTGTTCACCAGGTAAAACCCTTGGTTGGCGCCGACTACCTCAATGGACATCCCGGGGAATGGCGCCAGCTGCGCGAGCGGACCGGATACTACGTCGCGCCCACCCACTCCAGCGCCAGACGTCACTATGTACTGGTAGGCAGCCTCGATCCGCACGATCATTCCCGCAGCCCAGCCGGTTGGGAAAGCGCCAGCACCAGAGGGAATGCTTACCAACGGACCGTTGAACTGATACGCCTGAGCTCCGGGGTTTTGCGGAACGGTGGTCGTTGTTTTCAAGTCGAGACCCGAGGTTCCCGTTGATGTCGACCCAACTTCCGGCGCCTGGTACCACCACTGCGCGGCAGGCTCTGCGCTCAGGTCCGCCCCAGGTTGATAGACCTGATATGTAGCGTTTGCGCCAAGTGAGATGATCGGCGTGTTGCCGATCTTGATGTCGCTGACCTTAACCTCATGTTCACCGACGCCGATGCACAGCAACATCTGCTGCCATTCGTCCCGCGCCGATTTGAACCAGCGCCGCGGCTCGACGATATAGTCTGGAAAAACCTGGTCCTCCCCCGCCACTTCTCGCACAGGATCACCGAACTTCACCTGATTCGCCTTGGCGTTCGCGCCAGCCAGGGTCGAGCCCTGATTTGGCGATCCGGTCTTGGGCATCTTGATGCGCGGGGTGATGAGTTTCATCACCGCCTGCACGCCCTTGATCGCCGCGATAGTGATCGAGACAGGGTCTGTACCTTTCGGCTCAATCCAGATCTGAACCTTATCCTCAGGACTAATAACGAATTCCGACCAAAGATTCGGAGGAACCAGCACCGCGTTGGCAGTGATGCTGATCGGAGGCAGTTCGCGGCGCTCATAATTTCTGGTGGCAGCCATCAGCCAAGCTTCGATAGTCACCGGGGCTTTCAGGCGATGCTCACGCAGAACCTGAGGATCAAGCTTGTTCGTCAGGATCTCGATCACGGTAAAAGACCACCTTCATGTAACTGTCTTTGAATTCCTGCAGGCGCACTACGCGGGCGCCGCTGGCTGGATTTATTTCGAGGACCTGCAGCCGACCATCCTTCATGACTACAAGGCCGACATGCGTGCAAACCGCTCCGCGCAGCACGGCGGCGATCGCACCGGGAAAGGGCGTACATTCTTCTAAGGCCCGACTAACCTCGCCCCTGTACGCCCGCTGGAACTCCAAGGTGTGCTGCCGATGCACTTCGCCGAAACTGGAAAGCATGGGCAGCCCGAACAACTCGTGACGGGCGAGAATGGTCATGCCCCAACAATCCAGGCACGGCAGTTCGCGGCCGCCATCGACATAGCGAGCGGAGAGGTATCGAGTCAGCATGGTCAGAGGTACTTGATGCAGGGGGCCGTATTGGCGTTGTAGGTATCCCGGTTGAAATTGATGTCGACCAGGCTGAAGTAACCGCCTTGGACGGTCACCGTTTCCCCTTCCATGCTCCCGCCACGCACAACCAGGTAGTACGGGCGTTGCGCTGGCTGGCTCAGATCAGTGCTGAGGTACAGCCTCAGCGTCAATCTGATGACCGCTTCGGCTTCCATGGCCTGAATGATGAGGTTCTGAGCAATGCCCAAGACGCCATCGATAGCGAACGTTACCGACTGGCTGCCGGTGTTGTCCTTATTAGGAAGCGAGATATCGAGACCAGTGGCCTCGAAGGTGACAACACGCCCGTCTTCGGTGCCACATGTCTGATTCTCAAACCCTGCACAGATCAGATGCGTTACGGACGCCGCTGAGCTGATTTCAATTGTGGGAATAAGAACCTCAGACCCGGGAGAAGCATATGCAACGTCGAGTGGATTCATGGAACTGGCCACTCCCGGTTCAGCGCGATATCAATCAGTTTTGCGCCGAACCACAGATCAGGGAACATTTCCCAGCCCGGCTCAATCAATGGACGCTCCTTAAGCTCAAGGACCGCTGAGTAACGCCAGTGATCGACGCCGATAAGCTCAGGCCCTTCATAGATGTCGGTGAACCTGCATTCATAATCCCGCAGGCCCGTGGGCGTTTTCAGCGTGGCCTGAAACCACAGCGAGCCATCGAACAAGGTTCTGGCAAACCAGGCTTCGAAGAAAGCCGCCTGTTGATCGCTGAAAATCCATTTCACAGTGGGTTGAGTTGGGACGCTGGTGAATTTCCTGCGCTGGCGCGATCTGCCGCTGTTGAGTTGGGTCCTCATCAGCGGACTGACCGTGCTCAGCTTGTAACCGTCCAGCAACGGCAAGGGCAGCTGCGATGGGTAAACAATCATGATCCCACCGTTCCGAGTCCGTATTTCTGTTCCATGGCCTGGTGCGCAGCACCATCGTTCATGATGTTTGCAACCCAGAGTTCAACGACGTCTTGTCCGTTTTCCGTCCGTGTTCTGCTCTGCCCTGCTTTCGACGCATCCTCGAATAGATTGACCACAGTCCCGCCGCGCGATCCATTCGCGCTCTGCACGTCGTTCAGGGTCTTGTCCAGCTTGGCGCTGGTTTCGGCAGTGGTTACTCGCTCGCCCTTCTGGAGCAGCCAGGTACCCGTTTCCGGAACAGCATCGAGACCGTCGTGCGCCATACCGGCAAGGCTGGCCGTGGCCACGCCAGCAACCAACGGTGCTGCAAAGCTGGCGGCCGCCGCTGCTGCTGCCGGAGCGGCAATCGGGCCAACGATTGGAATCGCCGCCGTGCTCGCGAACGCCGCGAGCGATGCCTGAAACGCTGTTGCCTGCGCGTTCGCCACCATCGCCACCGAGGCACTGGCCTGAGTCGCCTTGCCAGTCAGCAGTTGAATGCCCTGGTACACGATCCATTGAGCAGCCATACGCTCGAGCGCGGTGATCACCGACAGAGCGAGGTCAGACATCACGTTCTTGGCAGCCTCGCCGGCATCTACCGTCCCTTGCCGGATTCCCTCAAGGTTGCTGGCGATTGATGAAGTGGTGTCCCCCAGAATGCTGGTGGTCGCATCCTTCGCCTGCTGCTGGTAGTCGGTGGCGGTGTCCTTGTAGTTTTCCCAGGCACTGCTGACGCCATCCAGCCAATTCGATTGGGCATCGTCGATCTGGTTGTAGTAGTCCTGCTGTAGCACCAGCCGCTCTGCCAACGCCTCCTGCAGCATCTCGGTTTCGCTGTCGTACATCTCCTGGCTGATGTCGCCGCCGTTGTACTGCTTCTGCAGATCGGCCTGCTGCTTGTCGAAGTCCTGCCTGATGGCAAGGTCCGCCTTCAGCCGGTCCTTGAGCTTGTCGCCGGAGCCACTGCCGGCCAGCTCGATCTGGAATCCTTCCTTCACGGTGCGATTGCCATCGCGGAGGGAATCGCCAAACGCGGCGAGTTTGGCGGCATCCTCGTTGGCTTTTTTAAGCTTGAGCTGTACGTCGAGCTCGGCCGCCAGTCCCTTCAAACGCTCCTGCTGGGCGGCGTTGATGCCGACCAACTTGCCCGACTCGATTTCGAATTGGAGCTTCGCGACTTCCGTGGCGTTTTTTCGAGCGTCGGTGCTGGTGTTGATGAGGTCGATCTGGCGCTTGTAATCAGTCTCGGTGCTGTTGAAGGTGTCCTGAATTTTCTTTGCAGCGGCCGCCGCATCGCTCGCGGCCTTTTTCTGCGCCGCTGCATTGGCGGCAATCGCCGCCGGGTCCACGCCGCTGCCAGTACCCTTCGTAATCGCCTGGTTGGTAATGGCAATTTCAGAAGCGGCCTTTTTGGCGTTGGCCACATACTCCTTGAACCGGTCACCGGCCAAAGGCTTTTCCAGATCCTCTGTGATTTTTGCGGCTGCCTGGGCAGCCACTCCGAACTGGATCTGCGCGTCACTCGCGAAGCTCGCGGCATTCGCCTTGAATTGCTTCGAGGTGTCTCCGAATGTGAGAGCTCCGAGCGCGGTGTTCGCCTGCGAGGAAAGATTGCTGATCCGCGCGGAAGCCGTGGCGAAAGACCCTACGATCACATTGGCAACGATGTCGAAGACGCGGGCAACGCCATCACCGGCATTGACGATGAATGCCGTGGTGGATACCAGATCTTCACCGAGACCTTTTACAACCTTCGAGAGGCCGCCTGAATCCTTGGCCGACTGGTTAACATCCTTGCTGAATTGCAGCAATACAGGCAAAAACTCAGCCGCCAGCGCGACTTGCGCCGACTTCACATACTGGCCGAGCCCCTGAAGCTCTAAGCCGAATTGCTTGGCGGCGGCAATTGTGCCCTCGCTCATGACAATGCCGGCGTCTTCCGCTGACGCGCCGAGCTCGTCAAAGCTTTTCGCGTTATCACGAAGAAGCGGGACCAGCGCCGTCGAGTCGTTCGCAATGGCCTCCATGTAGAAGGTCATTTCAGACTGGCTGACGTTGGCCTTTTCCAGACTGGTGACGTACAGCGCCAGCGCATCTTTGCTGTTCAGCTTTTTGAACTGATCAGCCGTCACGCCTACCATGGGCGCGATATTGGTGAAGAAATCCTTCAGCGCCCCGCCGCCGGTGTTAATGAAGTCCCCGAGCTTGTCGTTGGTGTCCTTGAAGATATCCGCCAGTTTGTCCTGGTCCACACCAACACTGCGAGCGCCGGCGGCCAGCTTTTGGAATTCAGTCGTGCCGAGTCCTGCCAGCGCGGACAGATTCGCGATTTCCTTCGCTGAGTTCGCCGAGGAGACCACCAAAGCGGTAAGGACGGCAGGAATGCTGCCAATCGCGGTGCCAATCCCTTTTGCCAGATTGTCGAAAGATTTCGCAATCTCAGCGTTGCGCTTCTTGGTTTCCTGGCTCGCCTTGTCCAGCGGGCCGGTATAACCGCCGATTTTGGCAATCAAGTCGAGCGTGAGTGTGCCGAGGGATCCAGCCATTACCTAACTCCAGGTTTTCATCGCTTCATCAAGCGTCAACTCGCGCGGATCCATGTGCGGCGCAAAGTCCTGAATGAACAATTTCGCCGCGTCTTTGCCGGTTTTGCAGTTGGCGTAGAAGGCTTGCAACTGAGCTAAAGCCATCTCAACTCGCATGCCCTGATGCAGGGATCCACGCTTGTTGCGGAACTTGCACCACACAATAAATTCAGTGTGAGTCATGTTCTCCTGAGCTTCGGCGATGGTGCGGCCGCCGATTCCATTCATCACCAGCTCGCACCAAAACTCATCGACCGGATTTAGCTCGGCTTCTTTCCCACGTTCTGCACTTCGCCGATGGCGATCAGCAGCAGGTTTGTCAGATCGGGGTCAAGCGCCCCTTTGCTTTCTGGAATGGGATCCCCCTCTTTCCAGTCAGCTGGTAGCACTACTTCCCCGGTCACATCTGACACTTTGAAAATTGCCTTCCCAGTAGCGTCGCAAATGCTTGCGGCAATGCGCGACGCCAGCGGATCAGCGCCACGATGAGTAGCGATGTCACCTACAGCGGTTTGGTAAGAAAGAGGACGCACAAAGGTGGTGAAAATGTGCACCTCACCGTCTTTTTTCCACGTGATGGTCTTTTCCACCGGACGCGACGTGAAGGCCTTGGATTTCTTGAGGTTGTCGAGACTCAGGTCCATTACGCGGCCACCTTACGGATCCAGGCTGAGCCACCGGAACGCTGGATAGTTGCGGCGGTGCTTACGACAGCATTGGCGGTGAAGTCAAAGGGGAAGTCGGAGACGTAACCGTCAAAGAGGAACCAAGTGCGCGTCGGAGGCAGTACGAAGTCCACCTCATCAGAAACCACAACTGCAGCTGTTGCGCCGCTGCCCGCACCACCCGTGAGGGCTACTGTCGGCGCAGAGGTGTAACCCGTGCCAGGGCTTGTGATGGTAAAGCCGGTGACTTTGCCGTCGGCGATCTGAGCCGTGGCAGTCGCGCCAGTGCCGCCGCCACCGGTCAGAGCTACTGTCGGCGCTGAGGTGTATCCAGCTCCGCCATTGGTAAGGTTGATTGCCTGCAGCGCACCAGGCAGGCCAACTGTCGGAGCAATATCAGTGCCGTCAGACCAACCAACCGCCCAGTGGATAGTCTCGTCGGTATCGTCCTCGGACAACTGATGAAGACGGATATGGGAGTCGATGCGAGGGTCGGCGTTGATCGTCATCGATGCTTGGCCCGGTGTGCGAAGACCACGCATGTAAGTACGTACCTTCTGACTGAGGCAGGTTGTTTCAATCGGATCGGCAGGGTTACCGCCAGGACTGAAAGTCGTAGCGCACTCGACTTCCATGATCTCGAACGCCGAAGGGTTGGCGAGGGATCGCACCAGGGCGTAAATCTGGGTTCCTTGGGACAGAATCGACATGGTGATCTCCAAATGTCGGGCATAAAAAACCCGCACATGGCGGGCTTGGGTTTTGGGTTTGGCTATCGAGGAACAAGCCAGTCGATATCGAAGCTCGACCGGTAGAGTTTTGTTTCGGTGTCCTTGCTCTCGCCGCCCCATCGGGTGACGTATGCCTTCAACTCAATGGCCGCGCTGATCGCCGCAGTAACTGCGCGGGCCGATGCGGCAGTGGCGCCGTAAACGTCAATCTGCAGCGTGTATCCGTCCATGTCTGGACGGCCTGCCAAGTAGTTCTCCGGGCTGCCCGTCACCAATTGCCAGACGGCATACGGCTTCGCGACGCCCTCCGGTGCTTCACCGAAGGGGTACAGCCTGGTTGGAGACACGCCCAACAGCGTGGTAACGCCAGAATCGGCGGCGCATACGGCGAAGATCGGGGCTGAGTTCACGCTGTCGTTCCTTTCTTGGCCGCTCGCTTGATTGCTCGGTCGATGGCTTTTTCGTATTCGGATATAAAAACGGCCGTTGCCTCGGAGATGCTCTGCGCCAGTGCAGGCCGCATGAATGGGCGCGCAGCTACCCGAGAAGTACCAAACTCGACAAATCGCCAGTACCAGGTGTCTCCACCGGGGTTATCTTTGCTGCCCAAGGTTTCGTAGGTCTTCCCTGCTCTACCTTTGCGGACGTTCTCTTTGGTGTTGCCATACTGGCGGGCTCCGCCGAGAACCCCCACACGGAAACCCAAATCACCAGACGCTTTGAACAAGCGACCATTCCAGCGAATGGTGATGTTCTTGCTGATGTCCTCAGCCGTTTTCGAGTCATCCACGCGCTCGGCGCTTTCAGCTACTTTGGCGCTGATGAGGGATGCCGCTTTACGTAACGCTGCACGGCCGCCCTTGCGCTTGGCGTCGTAGCTGATCGCCTCAAGCTTGGAAACTAACGAGTCGATTCCCTCGAGCTTGAACTCGATGCTGTCAGCCATCGTTCACCCCTTTCGCCACCAGGATGGTGAGGTATTCCAAGCCAGAGTCAGGATCAGGGAGCGGCGGCCCCTTGATGTCATATACCTCAGCGCGAAAGATGATGCGCATGGTCGGCAGAACGCCGGCGCGGTAACGGATCATAATGCGGGCCGATGCCTCGGACTGGGCTGACTGCGCAGCGATCAAGTCGCGCGCACTGAGCGGCGTCACCGAGGCTGGCACCTTGGACCAGATCGTCGCCCAGCCTGGCACCATCTCGCCGCTGCCCGGGTCCTGCACCTGGCCAAGCGTTTGGAAATCGATGCGGTGCCGCAGCTTACCGGCCAGCATCAAACACCCATCTTGATGCGGTAAGGCATCAGTAGGGATTTAGAGGAAAGCGGCAACTCGGTCGCGATGGTGCCAGTGACGACCTCTTCACGGTTCGCGAAGAGGTGCCCAAGCTTAAGCAAGCAAGCAGCCGTAATGGAGGCATTGATGACCATCCCCCGCTCATCCATGTCGATAATCTCGTAGGTTTCAGCCAGCGTGTTTCTGGCGTTCTCCAGGAGCTTGCAGCGGATATCCGCATTTTCTGGCAAATCAGCCTCGGAAATTGCAATGCCGCAGATACCGCGCGCATCACGTATGCGCTGGGTGGTGTCGGCCTTGGCTGAATCCATCGCTGCCTGATCGACAAAGAACCGGCGGTTCAAGAAGCGCATTGCCGCCTCCTCGGCCGCATCCAGCTGAGCCTGAATCAATACCTGATCCTCAGGCTCAGCCAGAAGGTGGGCCATGGCCAGTTCGATGGCGATCACGCTCATGGTTATTCAGCCTTGTTTTTTGGCTTGGCCGCTGCCTTGTTGGTCGGGTCGGAAGCCTTCTTGTTGCTCGGCTCTTCGGCTTTCTTCATCTTGTAATCCTCGATGAGGCCGTTGGCGTGGAGGTCAGCAGCGCGAAATTCGTCGACCGTGATGGTCGAACCACGCTTGGCGTATTCGCCTTGGTTGTCGAAGCCTTTTACGGTTTTCACTGTGATATCTGGCATGGCTGACACGCCCGGTCGCCCGGGCGCGCTCCTGTTGGTGGCGGGGGACTTAGGCCGCGTCGAATTCGCCGTGGACGAAGGATTCCGGGCGGTACACAGCCAGAGCCAAGCGCTCTTCAGCGCGGATGGTGACCATGTTGGTGCGGAAGTTGTCGCCATCTTCGGTCGAAACCTCGACAGCAGCGTCTTCGCGGTCGAACACCTGGGCCGCGATATTCATCGCGCCGACGAGGAATTCACCTTCTGGAACAGCGTTGCTGTCCACAACCGGCAGCTTCCACAGGCGCTGAGCGCCGCCTTCCTGGACGTTGACCCAGATGTAGGAGCCGTTGGCGTCCTTGGTAAGCTCGATATCCGCCCAGTCGACCGGGTTTAGCGCGATAGCGGATGCGCGATATTCAGCGACGCGCACCTGCAGGATTGCACGGCGCAGGGTGTCGATCTTGGTGTCGCCAGCTTTGCGCAGCGACTCGTTGAAGGCGGTTGCCTGCGGGATCAGGCCCAGCAGGTTCTGGCCAGTGCCATCGCCAGCGAGCAACTGCTCTTCTTCTTTGTACTTCAAACCGTAGATCGCGCGACCGTTGATGTAGCTCTGCAGGAGCGGGATGTCTGACAGCACCTGCTTGGAGGCCCGGAACCAGTGAGCGATGGTCTTGACGGTGGTGGTCACCATGCCGAAAGAAAGATCGGACTGAGCCTTTGCGGCACCCTCGCCTGCCTGCGGAGCAGCCATGTTCTGGAAGCCGGTCTCGCGGACATACTCGATCGCGTTCGAGGCGGTCCGACCAGGCATGATCAGGTCGCGAACAGTGAACTCGCGATCAGGGCCAGCAACGATACCAGGGACGCGGGTCGCTTGAATGCCAGCACCAACACCACCGGTACCGGTAGTGGAGCTGGTGATATTGGTCACGGCCTTACGACCGATGCGGGCGATACCCCGGCCGCGGGTTTGCAATGCTTGGAAGTCTTCGGACTCGGAAAGCTCTTCGCCCGCGGACTTTTGCTCGGCAGGATCGTTGGCAGCGAAGCGGCGCGCCATTTTCTGCTCGATGTCCTGCAGGCGATCTTGCAGACCAAGACCATCTTTCACCAGACCGTCCAAAACGGTTTTGGTGTCCGCCAGGATGGTACCGTGCTCTTTGATTTCCTTGCTGGCCTTCTCGGCAAATGCCTTGATTTCCTGATCGCGCTGGTCGAGCAGGTCGTTGACCGCTTTCAGCTCGATCTTGTCGCCAGCGTGCTCTTTACGCTGCATCTGGCGGCTTTCGGCGCGCGCGCCGTTGCTCATGACGTTATGCATGATGAATCCTTAAAATGAGGGGAGAGACAGTGCCGGGCGCGCTTTCAACGCCTCGACAATTTCGATTTCTGCCAGGTCGCCCTCGGACTCACTCCGGAGCAAATGCTTCAATCCACGGTTGGCAATCACCGCAGACTGAGTTTTCGAGAAGCCTGCCTCGCGCAGGAGCAACTCAAATTCAGGGAGCGAAGGCAGGCCGCCGTGGGCCAGCTTCGACTTTATGGTGTCGGTGCGGGCCTCATCGTTAGCCGGCACGGTGACAATGGAAATCTCGACCAGGTCCAGCTTGGTCAGCGTGCGAATCCGGGTCTTCTCATCGAAACTGGAGTCGCGCACGTAGTAGCCGATGGAGAGTCCGGTGATCGAACGAGACTGCATTCCTCGGTTAGCGATTCGGGCATACGGCGCATCTTCGAGCCAGAGCTGGCCGGAGCCGAAAAGACCGCGGTCGTCCTCTTTCAGACTCTCAATATCCCAGCTACCGATCGGCTCGCCGGTACGGTGCTGCCAAAGAACCGGAAAGGTGCGTGACTTCGCCTTGGCATCCGCGATTGACTCCAGAAACGCGCCTGGCGCGACAACCTCGTTGTAGCTGTCGACGACCCCGAACACGGAACCGTACCCAGAAAAAAGGCCGTCTTCGCCGACAGCCTTCACGTCATAGTCGAATGAGCGGTATTTCACCGCTACCGATTGGTCTTTGCGCTTCATTCCGTATCACCTTTCGGCTTGTCATTGAGCCAGTCCAGCAACGCCGAACGGGCTTTGATGGCATCACCACCATCGGCGCCGAGTTTGTCGATCGGCAGCATGTTGGACTGGACGGTGAGCTTCGCGGCGTTACCGCCCATGGGCGCCAGGTTCTCTTTGATCCGGCAATCGTCACGGGTGTAGATGCCGTTCTGTGTCATCGAGCTGTAGAACGCTGCGCGGGCAGCACTGTCAGCGCGTAGCAGGCCTTCAGGGTTGAACTTGGCGTAGAAACGACGCCGCTCATCTGGGCGCAGCAGTCGGCGATTGATGCTCTGCTCGATTCGTTTCATCCAAGGCAGCAAGGTGAAGCTGAGAAAGCCCAGCATCTGCTGCTCCATCCCGGTGCCCCAGCTGGTGCTGTTGGATGTGTGCCCCACCATCCAAGGCGGCACACGGAACCACCGACAGATTTCCTCAACGTTGAACGCCCTGGTCTGCAGCATCTGAGCATCCTCAGGTGTCATCGACACCTGCTGATACTTCATGCCCGCTTCCAGCACCATGGTCTTCCCGGTGTTCACGGCGCCAGCGAACTTGGCGGCCATGTCCTCGCGGATGTCTTCACGCTGCTGTTTGTTCAGGATCTGGTCGGTGGAAAGCACGCCGCCTAGCTTCATGCCGTTCGCGAACATTTTGCTGGCAGACTCATCAGCCGCCATCGCGGCGCCGAAGACGTTGCGCCCCATCGACAATGGACTGAGCCCATAAAGCGGGTCAGTCCCAAAGCCGCGGGTGTGCATCATTTGCTCGTCGAGGAGGGTATGAGGCTTGCCCACGCTATCGATGAAGCGGTATTCGATCGCACCATTGCTGAGTCGCTTCGGCGGGGACACGCTCTGCGGCAGGATAAATTCCAACGACGAAACATCGCGGCCCACCAGGTGCGGTTCGTTGAAGCTGTTCCCGCTGAGCAGCAAGCTTGCAACAACGCACTCCCAGAACTCCACAGGGGTCTGGTCAGCGTTCGGCTGCATGCTGATCACGCGGTGCACGGGGTGCGTCGAGGCGACGACGGGCACGCCGTTCTGATCCTCGTACAGCGCGATCGGCAGCGTGGCCAGAGTTTCCGCAATCAAACGCACGCATGCCCAGACAGTAGAGAGCTGCAGCGCCGTTTGCTGGCTAACTGTCTTGCCGGATGACGAGTCGGTACCGTAGAAGCTGTTCCAGAATGCGGAATCGCCAAGGCCGATTCGGCGCCCAACCCATCCCGCGAGCGACGACTTCACGAGCCCTGGCTCGGCAGACTTGAACAGCGCCTGCTGCAATACCGCCTTGAGGGGTTTACTCACCTGTCAGCCCCTTGCGAACGAAGCCAGCAGCGACCAGGCAAGCGGCGCCGCCGGCCACCAGTGCCCAGCCCAGGCCAGCCAGAACGAATACGCCGCCAACGAGCAGGCACAGGCCCGCCATGGCTGCCATAATAAATACGAGCAGGCCTGTATTCATGGTCAGTCCAGTTATCCAACGATGATTGGTTTTGAGAAGAAGTCGCTGATGTTGCCGCTGCTGTCGTTGACCAAGATCAGGATCCGGCCTACCGCCATGATTGTTGCGACCGCGCCGTCGATCTTGTTGTCTTCACCTTGTTTAATCGGGCGCACAACGTCGTCATTGCCCGGCAGGTTCTTGCCGATCACGTTTCCTATACACCAGGTCATGATCGGGTTTCCGTCATGGTGGAACCGCCCGGCCGTGATGGCAGCCTCGAGTTCTTTCATGCCGTCCGACATTTTCGTGTAGTTCTGAGTGATGGTGATCGGGTTGAAACCCTCGTCGTCGAGGTCGTGGCTCAGACCCGTTGCGCCGTGAGGGTCAATTGGGGACTCACGCAGTGGTGCGAGGTGGTTGGCCTCTTTGGTGTCCTCCAGAATTTCTCGATAATCGATTTCGGCGCCGTCAGTCACATCCAGATGCTTTGAGTTGATCCACGCCTGAAACCGCTCCGACATCCGCTTGTTGTCAGTGTTGTAGGCAGTGTCGTATGGCACCCAGAACTTGGGGCCGACGCTGTAATAGTGAATTTTCCCGTCGATCACGCGCCAGAACAGGCGCGCCCGCGAGTTCATATCCAGCTTGCGCGCCAAGTCGAAGCCCGCAATCCACTCCTGGCCCTCGAACTGATCAAGCGTCAGCGTAGTGTCTTCGCATGATTTCCAGTCTTGCATGTTGAAGAAGCCGGATTTTGCGCTCACCCAAAGGTTCAGGTGCTTGGTTTTGAACGTGTTGGTGAATCGCGCGGAGCGAATCGCCCGGGCCTGCTGGCTCTCCAGGTATTCCTGGAATACCGAAACGCCGTGATTCGGGTTGGCCTTGGCCAGCATCTTCGGGTCGGTCCAGTCGTCTCCGTCGTCGAGCGTCCAGATGAAACCGAACAGTTCGTCGTCGGGCACTGTGCCTTCGAGCATCTCGATGACCTGGCGGCGCTTGTCGTAACACGGCCCCTCGATGTCCGCGCCGGCGGTCGTGATGATGAACATGAGCGGCTGCCGGCGGGCACCCATACCGGTGAGCATGGTGTCGTACTGGGCCGAGGTGCGGTGTTCGTGGTACTCGTCCACGATCGCGCAGCTTGGCGAAGCTCCGTCGCCGGGGTCGCCGATCAGCGGCTCAAAGCGGCTGAAGTCGGACGGAATGTTCATGTTCGAGGCGTTGACCTCGATTCCCGCGGCCTGAACCAGCATCGGCGATTTAGCAACCATCAACTTGGCCGGCCTGAAAACCTCCCACGCCTGCTTCTCTGTGGTGGCACCTGAGTACACCTCGGCGCCGAACTCGCCGTCGGCCACGAACATGCTGATGCCGACGCCCGCCGCAATTACGGACTTGCCGTTCTTGCGAGGCACCTCCCAGTAGCTCTCGCGGAACCGCCGGTGCCCGCCCTTCTTCTTGACCCAACCGAAGGTGACGGCCATGCCAAAAAGCTGCCATGGCTCCAGGCTGATCAGCTGACGCTTGAACGCCCATTCGCCTTTAGTGTGCGGCAACAGCTGGATCAGCTTCAGCTTTTTCTCGGCCTTGGCCGGGTCGAATTTGAAGCGGTACCCGCGTTTGCGGCTGGCGGCGAAGTCGTCGAAGTGACGCTGGATTGCCTGGTGGATATAGCGGCAGGCCGGTACCTTCCCTCGGAGCACGGACCGACCCCACGCCATCGCCTTGTCGACGTTTGGGTGCAAGGCTTTGGTCATTTATGAGCTCAGTAACTGGGCGAATTCGTTGGTTTCTTTCTCCTTATTGCCACCGATCAGGCGCGTGCGACTCGCAGGGTCAAGGCCGAGCATCGAGCCGAAAGTAACCATCTGCCGCATCGTTTCATTCGCCGCCGTTAGCGCGGGGTTCTTCATCGGGCCACCGGTTGCGCCCGTCACGATAATCCCGTGCTCGCGTATTGATTCCTGCGCCATGCGCCAGTTGTCATAGGCGCTGCAGAAGGCTTCGACGTTATGCAGATCGGTGATCGCGACCACGTTCTCGCGGAGCAACTCGGGAACAATCATGTTCCACATAGTGGCCGCCCTTTCGCTGAACCACTCGGGCGGGTCGATCTGTCTGATCTTTGAAAACTGGGGCTCGGCGGTGTTCAGCGCCCGCTTGCCAGGGTTACCGGCCAGCTGTTTCTTGGCCGTCGGCTTGGGTTTGCGACCACGGCCGGCGACCGTGGCGGTGCCTCCCATCGCGCAACTCCTGGATTTTTAATTTCGCGGGTGTGTAAGAAAGGCTGAGGGCGCGGTCTAGAAGCCAAAGGCCCTGGACTTTTGACCCTCCCCCACCCCTGAAACGAGAATTCGTCTCATTTCAAGCATTTTTTCTGTTTTTTCGACCTTTTTTTGCATTTCAGCGCCGTGCGTTGCCGAATCCACCATCCTCAGCAGCTGTTTTGGCTGAGTGGCAAGGGCCGCATAGGCTTTGCCAGTTGGTGCGGTCCCAAAACAGCGTCATGTCACCTTTGTGAGGAATGATGTGGTCGACATCACTGGCCTCGGTAACTCGACCACGCTGGTCGCAGTGAACACACAGCGGATGCTTGACCAGCCAGCCTGCCCGAGCCTGCTGCCACTTGTAGTTGTAGTGGCGTTTGGTGCTGCTCTCGCGAGGCTTGGCACGCGCTGCACTCTTGAGCAGATGCGCATGAGCATCGCAGTACCGAGGGTTGCGGGTGAGCACGTTACAACCCTGAGCATTGCACGGCTTCTGCGGTCTCAGCGGCACGGTGACCCGTCCATATATGTGAGAGGCTGCGCGTCAGGGTCTTCAGGCTCACCCTCTGCCATCGCCTGAATCAGAAGGTCGAGGCGTTCGGCTATCAGTTGCATCGCCTTGGCCTGGGCTTCCTGTGCTGCCACTACCCTTTCCAACAAAGAGGTCGCGTGCTCGCTCGTAACTAACATTCATCCACCTCTTCATTCGTTCGCGCCGCGCAGCGCATGCGCTACATGTCATGACTATTTGCTCTTGCTGCGAAGGATCTGGGCGTCGACCTGATCAGCGCAGGTATCGAGCAGGTTCACAGCGCGATCCTTCAATGCCCACAGGTCACCGTTCAGTGCCAGGTCATCATCGCTTTCGCTGATGCGCTCGCAAGGGACCAGCTCAGGGGGTTCGAGCCTTACCGTTGTTGTTTTTACCGTGCTGGCTGGTTTGCCCCGCAGGCCGTCAGGCAAAGGCTGATCAGCCCACTTACGAACAGCCGGGCTCTTACGCTTGAGGTCTTCAAAGTCTTTCCTCGCCTGTTGTGCTTTCTGCTCGCTGGCCTTAAGACGCTTATCCAGATCGAATTGGTAAGCCTTGTTGCGCTCTATCTCGGCGCGAAGCGTGGTGATGGTTGCCTGGCTCTCCACGTTGGCAGCCAGCGCATCGGCCTTCGCTTTTGTCTCGATGGCTACCTCACCGCGCAGCGCGATCACGCGGTATTGCTGGATGCCAACCAGAAGCGCGCCGATCAAGAAGATGATGATGGCAAGCGCGATTGCTTTAAGTGCGGTCATGCTGAGTCCGCCTTGCGTCCGAGGAATTTGATGATCAGCTCTCGAATCGCGGTAACACCGATAAATCCGATGGTGCCGCCGGCCGCTACCGACAAGCTGGAGGGCCAGGCCATCCACTCGATAACGCTACTTGCAGACAGGCTGAGGGCGCCGCAAATCAATGCTTCAAGCACGACTCGCCATTTGTTGGCTTCCTTGCCTTCATACAGCACGCGAAGCAGAGATATGGTTGCGGCCATGATCGCTCCTTGCCAGAGCGGGTTCGAAAGGACTAGCCAGACCTGCGCCCAGAAGTCAGGTGATTTTTCAGGCATCGTCGACATCCGACAGTCCACCCTTTCGGGATCGGAAATGAATCAGCCCCGCAGCACTCCCAGCTCGGAGCGATGGGTGTGGCGGGGCTGAAAACGAAAAAGCCCCGGCAAATGCCGAGGCTCAGGAATGTGTGCGTGTCTTCCCACGCTGCCCGTCAATGCCGCCCGGAGCATCAGAGGTATCCGGCGCAATGACTGCCGGTGTTCTTGCGTACCACGTGATTACCGGCAATACCGTGTCCAGGTAATCCCGAAGGCCACCCTGGCTGTGAATCTTCGCAAACAAAAAAGCCCGGCACGTTGGCCGGGCTTCTGGGTCAGTCCTCTACACACACAGGACTGGCAGGATGGAGATAATTTCGCTCAATCGCTCGACAAAGTCAAGGTGTGTCCTTTTCTTGATTGAGCTTATCCGTCCAAATCTTGATCAAGGCATCTTGTCCAAACTCCTGGCTAAGTGCTTGTCTGGCTAATCCGACATGTCGAAAATACACCCCAGGTCGACGTGTCTTAGCATTATCCGGAGGGGACCTTACGTAACCGCCCTCTTTTCGCATAACTTCCTCATAGTGCTTATGAAGGATGTCCCGGAATTCCTTCAACCGAATTACACCCAACTTATCGATATCATCCAAAAGGTCAGAATAGTCTTCAAAGTCCGATTTGTTTTTTGCGGGAAAGACGCTACTCAACGTCGCGGCCAAATTATCAACATTGATAGTCTCGTCTTGCCCTTCAAGAGGTTGTGATTTATCCAACACTCCATCGTTGTAACTTTCTCTCTCATCCAAAACCCTTTGCAGCTCTAAATCAACAGTTTCTAGCAATGCTGAAACTCTATTAATTGATCTACGGATTGGCGGCGGAACGCCCTTTTCTTGCTTGTACTGTAGCTTATGTGATGCTGCCGCCCATATGTGTTGTGCCAGAGTTCTAACCTGTAACTCTATCGTAAATCCGCCTAGTCCTGCCCATGTAGGTACAGAGAGCCACGCCTCCGGGATATTCACTGAATAATGATGTGAATGGTATCCAAACTCAGAATCTCCCAGCCGTGCACTCGTATCTTCCGAGGAAATCAAATTGAAATTATCAGAAATAATTTTTTTGACCCGATCCAGGTCCTTCCTAAACAATAGTACAACTCGCACGCCAATAAAGTCAGGCAAATCGTAGACGGTGGTCAAGGCAATACCTTTGCGCTCCATTTTCTCAGCTATGGAACTCCATGCTTTAACTCGACTCTCAACAGGAAATCCGAGTGCAACATCCTCTGCATCCAATAGTTCGTTAAGCTCTGTCACCACGAAGGATCTTAATCTATCGGCTCGTGGAAAATGCTCATGATAGTCAGCGTTTAGATCGTTAAGCACACTCACAGACACCCCGCGGGAAATATGTTTTAGGCTAGAATTTATCAAACTTCAAGCTTAATCAAAACTCCTTCATGCACCAAAATCATCTCGGTCGCTGCCAATGCGTCGTCTATCATGCAGTCCAGTTTCTCATTGATATCCCGTCTCCAACGACGACGGGTCGACTCCGGGGCGCCATTCAAGTCCCAAGTGTTCATGTCGTAGAAGGCATCTGGCAGCACAATCATGTCTGCCGAGCGTGAACTGGCTTTCTTTTGTGCAGCCAGACCAGCAGCAAGGGCTGCTTTCACAGCTGCGTCACGACGCCATTCCGGGGCATTCAGCGGCAGTTCAACGGTCACCGATGGCGTCTGTTTAAGGCGCGCACCAGGCAGCTTGGGAATGGCCCAGGCAGTCACAGCTTTGAACAAGAACAGAGCAGGCGCGCTGGTGGCGACCACGGCCTTGAGTTGCGCGATTGCCTCGACCTTGCGCTGCTTGTGGGTTGAATATTTCGCGGCCAAGGCATTCCAGTGCCGCGGGATAAGCAGGTGATGAAGGCGAGCGGCGATCCAGTCGTCTACTAGGCCGCGATCAACGGATTCACCGCCGCCACGCACCAAACTTGCCAGGTCGCCCGGCTCATGGGGGTTGTACAGCTTTTGCCAAGCCTGGCCCGCCGTTCGGGAGTTTGCTTCGGCCGCCATGGCCGAGACGACTGCGCTCGAAACGCTGGAATAGATCATGGTCAGTCCCCTGTGAAATTCGATCTACCGGCGCCCCGGCAGTTGTTCTGTTCGTACTGCTCGTGAGCGCCGCCAATCTGATGGCGGGCCCGGCTCAGCTCTGCGGCCATGTTGCGCAGCTTCAGGTTCAGTTGCGGCACCAGTTCCTCAAGCGGCAACGCATCGCCGGTCGCCTGGCAGACCCAGCCGGATCCGTGGCAGTTGGTGCAGTCGAGCTGGTGGAAAACACCCCTGATGACGCCGGTGCCACGGCAGGCACCGCACTCCATCAGCGGCTTCAGTTCCTTCCGGAAGGCAGGGCCGTGGCTCTTTTTCATGCTTTTGAAACCTCGCCTTTTACGGATTCTGAATAACGCTGGAGCCAGCGTGATTGCTGGCCTGTGCAGGGATATGCGAATTTCCGCTTCTGTCGTCTTTCCACCCATGAATCAGGGCAAAGCCGCATTCGTCCAATCGCTGATGCCACTTCTCCAACGCTTCACGCTTGAGCTGTTCGGCATGGGTGTGGATGTAGGTCTGCACGTTGCGAGTGAGCGTGTGGTTCACCAGCATCTCGCCGATGAGGTAGTCGACGCCCAGGTCAGTCCAAGCCGTGCGCGCCAGCTTGCGCAGGTCGTGGCTCGTCCACTCGCCCTGCCCCAGTCTGGTAAACACGGCGCAGGCTTGGCCCTCGGTCATCGGGCGACCACCCTTGCTCGGGAACAGGTAGGTGCCCTGATAGCCTCTCGATGTCTGCCACTCGCGGTAGCGCTTCAACAGGCCCACCACCTGTCCGGTCAGCGGCAGACTATGCTCGCACCGGGTCTTCGTGTTCTCGGCGGGCAGAAACCACTCACCACCATCGACGATCGTGATGTGCGACCAGCGGGCCTGCCTGGTCTCGCCCACACGCGTGCCATGGCAGAGCATCATCAGCGCCAGCATGTTGTCGGCCGGTTCATGATCGAAGCCGCCGGCGAACGATTCGACCAGCGCCTCGATTTGCACGCCGCGCAGCCTGGATGTCTTCGGCTTTATTTTCGCCTTGGTGAAGTCGGTGAACCTGAATCCAGCAATGGGGTTGCTGGCGATCAGCTTGAGCTTCTCCGCCTGCTTGAACGCCACCACCAGCACGCCCCACATGAGACGCACGTAGGACAGAGACAGCTCCTCCTGCATGGGCCACATTGCCTCTCGGTCGATGGTTGCGCGCGAAACGTCGGCGATCTGCATATCAGCGAGCCGAGGCTTGAGGTGGCAGTGGATCGCAGACTTGGCCGACGTCCGGCGCTTATCCGAAAGGCTACGGTCGCGGGATTGCCGTTCTGAGTACCAGTCGAGCAGCTCACCGACCGTTTGCAGGGTGCCGGCGGCAGCGGAGGCAGCAGGATCGGCGGCCAGTCGCGCATGGATCTGAGGCATGACGCCCGCCAGCGCCTTGAAGCTCAAGGCCGGGTATCCGCCGACCTTGTTCCATTTCTTCTTGGTCACCAGATACCAGGTGGCGCGCTCGCGGTTTAGACTGAAGCGCAGGTACAGCCCTGGGTGGCGAGGGTCGCGAAGGGATTCGAACTCGCCGGTCGCGGCTTGCCGGCGGATCTCGGCGTCAGAGAATGAAACGATGCCTGTCTTGCTCATGCGGCCACCACGGTTTTCGGAAGTAGGAGGTATGCCCGGATGTGCTCCATGGCGTCGAAGTGGCCACGGCACACGATGGCGAGATAGCCCTGCTCATTCAGGCGACGAATGCAGGCGTGCTGGCTGGGGGATACCGGGGCATCGTTGGGCGGTGTGGCCTTGAATTCCAGGTACAGGCCGAAATACCCGCCACGGGCCATGGTCAGCACCAGATCAGGGATACCCGCCTTCACGCCTTGGGCCTTGAGCTTCGCAGCGACAGCCTTGTGCCGCTGGCCGCCGTTCGGCACATGATGGATGTGCTCCCACGCTTCGGGATGACGCACCTTGAGCTCAGCGAGCAAAGCGGTCTGCTCCAGACCCTCACGGTCAATGCGTGGGGCGCGTGCGGGCCTTGGCTTGTAGGCCTTCAGCTTCAGGCCAGTCACGCCGCCACCTTGCCTTCGGCTACCAAGATATCGAGCGTTCGAATGATGCCTTCGAGATGCATACGGCGAAGTTCGTCATGGCTGAACTCGGTCTTTCTGCGCGCGTCGACGGCGTCGTGGCAGGCTGAGCACGCCCAGGCCGCCTGCAGGTCGTTCGGCTTGATACCCATGCCGCTGCGCGTGCCGGACAGCCGGAAGTGCGCCAGAACGGTAGTCTCCGGGTTGCCATTGCACACGCCTGGCACGCGGATCTGGCAATCACGCCCACGCGCGGCCTTGGTCAGCTTGGTCTGCTTCAAAGGCCACCCCCGAACTGGAATTCCACCGGCACCACCTGGTGCGAATACGCGCACTGCATCAGTGAGCAGGCGCAACGGGCCACGGCGAATAGCGCGAGCAGGGTCTTCATGGGTAAGGCTCCCAGAGGTCAACGATTTCATGTGTGGTCGGCCACTTCGCGCGGGCGTAGCCGGCGGCGATCTCGCGGTCAGCGAACAGTGCCTGTGGCTGCTCCGGCTCGGCGGTGAGGTCGAGCTTGTAGGCGCCGCTGTATACGGCGAATTGGTAATTGCTGGTGACCGGTGCGGCCAGCATCGGGTTACGCATGCTGGACGCCAGCACGCATGGCGCGGATTTTGGCCAGAGCGTTGTTGCCGACCGCGGGGGTGCGCCGGGCCTCTACCTCGGCAGGCAGTGCCAATGGCATCTTCTGGAGGGGCAGGCCCTCGATGAGACGGCGAACGGTGATCGCGTAGTTACGCTCGAAAAGCTTCAGGCTTAGCGATGTCTCGAGCTTGTTCAGGCTTTCGAAGCCGCACTCTTTCGCGGTGTGCCAAACAGCGTCGTGGCTCCACTTCGCCCGCCCTGCCATGCACGGATGGGCATTGCGGCAGGCCTCACGGTGCGCGGCCTGAAGCGTTGGCAGGCCAAGCATCTCTGCCGTTGGAGTGCACCAGCCGATGAACACGCCTGGGGCTGGAATGAAATCCCTGCCGGACTGCCGCGCGCCCATGAGCCCGAACTGCAACTGGTCAAGGCTGCGCAGTCCCGCTTCAAGAAATGCCTGAAGCCATTCCTTCTTCGCCGCTTTGTACGCGGGCATATCGGGCCAAGCCTGCTTCCAGGCCGGGAATATCGCCCGAAGCTGGCGGAATAGGCCATTGATCACCACGGCTGTCTCGCGGTTGAGCTCAGCCTGTACGTCAGCTGGAAGCGGCTCATCCTTGGCGATGAACTGCCCGGACTGAACCTTGGCCCACAGTCCCGAGGTAACGGTCGCAACGGATTTCATTGGCCCACCCCCTGATCGTTCCAGTCGGTGCTGTCGTCGTCGAAATCTTGGGTCGACTGGCGGGGGGCGAATGGCTTGACGTTTGAAGCGCGGTTCAGGTCGTTGCGGACCCACTTCACGAGCATGCTCACCCACTCTGCCTCGGTGTTGACCTGGCCCTTAGGTTCGTAATGGCCGGTGAACGCCTTCAGGACGTTGTCAGTGAACTGATCCATGGCCACACCCTGATGCAGCGCGTAGGTCTTCAGGATCATCGGGTCAGGCGTCCAAGCGAGGGTCATTTCGCTGGGCATGCGAGGGTCTGTCGCAGCACGCGCAGAGAGAGGTTCTTTATTCTTCTCTACATCTTCTTTAGGTAACGCATCGCTAACGGTCGTAGCGTTACCTTTTGCGTTAGCAGACTTGTGGTTTGCTACACGCTTGGCCGTGAGAAGCCTGTTTTTGGCGGTCTTGCCGTTATGTCGATCGAAGTGAGGCAGGCTGATCACGCCGTCGGCCTCCTCCATCCAACCCACCGATTTCATGTGATCGCAGAAACCGGTAACGCCTACCATGCGGTCGAGTAACTTTTTGCTAACGCTAGGAGCGTTACCTTTTTCGGTCTGCTGATCGAACCATCCCCATACGCGCATCAGTTTGCCGACGGCTGCATCTGGATCGATGTCGGCCGCGTCTGCGATCTGGCAGACCTCAGGCTTGTCCAGGGTGGTGAGTTCGAATTTGATCCAATCGCCAGCCATCACGCGCGCTCCTGGAAGATTTCAGCAAGGCGGGTCAGACCCTTGGGAGTTACCAGCGGCTGCATCGCGGCGCGTTCGATACCGGTTTCGATGTCGGGCTTGAGAGCGGTCACCTTGTGTTTGAGGTATCCCGATTGAATGCGAGGCTGCATGGCGATCCAGCGCTTCGACCCGCCACGACGGAAGATCCAGCGGTTCTGCTCCATCCAGTCAAAGAGCTTGTGTGGTGGCATGCCGAGGTGCTTGGCGGCGTCGGTGATGCAGATCGCGCCCTCGGCCGCCGCCAGGCGCTTGATTGCGGCTACTTTGGGGGCCTGCAACTCAATCACACCGATCAGACGACTGTTCTCTCGAGCTTGGTCGGCGGCGAGCTGCAGGGCCTCGGCGTAGTTGGCAGGGATGCGCGGGGCGGCCTGCTCTTCCAGCTCTCTCCAGCGACGGACGACAGCCAGGCGCATCTTTGCGCTGTAGCCAGTCAGCAGCGTGTCGGTCAGTTCCCGATCAAGGTTGAAGCATGGAAGGCTGCGGCCAGTGCCGTCTTTGTACTGGGCTGAAAATCCAGCCCAGTCGATTTCCAACTCAGTCAGCATGGCGCGGATGTCCGCAAGAACGTTTTTATGCGCTTTCCCGGTCAAGTCGGCGATCTCACGCGACGACATAACCTGACGCGTCATGGTTTGCTGCGTGTGGAAAACTGACGAATCAGGCGGGCTATTGCTCTGGGTGGTCGTGGTGTGCATAATCGGACCTCACAAGTGTTGTTGAAGAAGCCGGTCTAGCCACCGGCTTTTTTATTGCCTGCGATTCAGGCAGCCGCTTTTACCGAGGACTTGAGCAAAGCCAGAGCCTTCTCGGCGTGGTCGATCTCTTTTAAGATTCGCGCGCGCTCAACCTGGTCAACACGCCCGTCGGCCATGGCGGCGTGTGTCTCCACCGTCACCTCGGCAAACTCAAACGCAGCACGGCTCAGTGCTTGGTGCACGTCGATAGCTACCGGCTGCACCTTCTTTTCCAGCGCGAAACCGTACTTCTCTGCCCATGCGTGCAAAGGTCGGAAGTCCTGGGTGAACATCAGGATGCGATCCAGCTCTTCCACGTTCATCTTGTGGGTGCCGTAGTCTGGGTTCGCTTTTTGGGAAAGCAGCGTCCGGGAAGAGAAACTCGCACCCTCGGCGATTTTTCTGGTCCCGTGATCGTCGACTACGTCGTAAATCGCTCTCATCAATTCCTGCATGTAACACCTCAAAATTTGTTACGTGGCTTCGTGCCACCACGCATTGCAAAATGTTTCCGTAGAAAGCAATCAGGCAGCGAGGTTTGGGGATGCTTTGAATTTCCCCTTCGAAAGAACCTCGATCTGGTACTGGCGGGAAACGGGGATGGTTTCGCCCCACATGGTCACAGCACTCGGCTGGATACCCAGGGCTTCAGCCAATTTCTTCTTGTTGCCGAAAAATTCAGCGACTTGTTGGGTCTTCATCTCGCATCCTCGTTGGAGCATGCCTCAATTTCAGCATGCTTAAGTTGAGCAGGTCAAGAAATCCTTCAGCAAGCTGCATACTTAAATTCAGCTAGCTTAATATTGAGCCCATGGATAGACACGAACGTATCGCCAAAGCCATCGCGGCCAGCGGCAAAAAGAAAGGCGAAATTGCCACCGAGTGCGGTGTGGCCAATTCTGCGGTTACGCAATGGATTTCCGGCGAGAGCAAAAGCCTGAGGCCTGAGAATCTTTATGCGCTTGCGAAAGCCACCGGATTCAATGCGCAGTGGCTCGCGATAGGAGAAGGGCCAGAGCGAGAATTGGCCGAAGAGTCGAACGTGGCCATGGTGGACCAGCCGAACGCAATGTTCCGATACCCGGTCATCAGTTGGGTGTCTGCGGGATCATGGGAGGAGGCAGTACAGCCCTACCCCGATGGCTTCTCTGATCGATACGAGCTGTCGGACTATGACTCCAAAGGACCTGCATTTTGGCTTGAAGTGAAAGGTGATTCGATGACCGCACCATCAGGCGTCAGCGTTCCGGAAGGGATGATGATCCTTGTCGACACCGAGGCCGATGTGAAGCCTGGCAAGCTGGTGATAGCGAAGCTTCCGGCAAGCAATGAAGCGACCTTCAAGAAATTGGTAGAGGACGGTGGCGTCCGCTATCTAAAGCCCCTCAACCCGGATTACAAGATGGTTGAGTGCGACGAGAATTGCCGAATTATCGGCGTCGCCGTTCGTATGACAGGTAAACTTTAAGGGCAGATCGATCTTCCGCCTCCGAAAGACAGCCCGCTTCTCAGCGGGCTTTTTTGTGTCTCGTCAAAAATACATGTACTGAAAGTTTACATATTTGGCGCGATTAGGCGTCGGCCCGTTGCCGTTTTTCTTTGGATCAAATACTGTACATTCATACAGTAATACCAAGGAGGACGACATGACTCAGAACTCAGCAGCTACCGCCTTCGCGCCAAATTCCTACGAGCAGGTAGGGCGTCGCATCCAGCGAATGGTTTCAGACCCTAAGGTTCAAAAACACCAAGCCGTAACCATCACCAGGCGAGACGATGAGGATCCGATTGCCTGGGAGTGTGTGCTGCGGGAGCTCGACGAAACTGAAGGTGTAACTGTCGAGCGACTAGAGGAAGGCGCGGTGCGAGTTGGCTGGCAAAAGTACATCGACTTCTAAACGAAGCCCGCGCAACGCGGGCTTTTTAACGCCCGTAAATTTCAGCATTCTGAATTTATTTTTTCAGATTGCTTGACTCCTTTATTTCAGCTTGCTTAAATTCAATCCAAGCCGAGACATCACCGGCCAGCAGCGAAAGCCGCGCCGCTCTTTAAAAACCAGCGCAACAAATAAACAGACCGCAGTGCCTCTACCGGCGACCGGTGATCAGACAGGCGAACGAGGAAAGCCTGCCAACGACAGGGAAAACCCTGGACGGCTGATCAAGGGCGAAATGCCCGAACCGCGTGAATGACCCGGCAAGCGATGCGCCCCGCCACTCCGGCGGTAATGGAGAAGATTTGAAGAATTAGCGCACCCGATAGCTTCGGCTGGGAGCGCCGGACCTCATGCACCCTGCCCCACTCAGTCGGGCACATCGCGCTGCAGCGTGCATGTTGTACGGACCTGTGATCCGCCACCTACAGATGCTGATTGAGGTGACGAGGAGGAAGCGCAACGCCCAAACCAACGATGACTCAGAGCCTGCAATTAGCAGCGGGTAACGAGCGGCGCCAGTGCCGAGCCTCTGGATGACGGCCGGGAAAAGACCGGCACCCGATTTCACTGGCTGGCCTTGGAGACAGGGCCAGACGGGAAATCAAAGGAGCAAAGGTTATGGCGACTAAACGCGGAAGCGAAATTGAAGTTGGCGATGTGATTTACGTAGGCCTTGGTTCGAAAACTGGACGGGTAATTCGATTCGAAGCGCACCCGCAGCTTGCGGCTCGCACACCAGGGATCACAGGACGGGTTGCGATTACCGATCGCGGCTCGATCACGGTTGTGGATCAACAACCGATTCGAATCCCAGCTTGAGCATTTCACTGATGCAGCTTGGCGACAGGCTGCATTGGGAAATCCCCCAACCTGAGGCATCACCATGTTAGGCAAATTGTTTGGAAAGAAATCTGGCCAGGCCCGCGCAGCTGTCTCCAAGCTGGCGAACCGCGATCTGATGGAAGCTGTCGTCTACGGCGCGATCTACGTGGCCGCCGCCGACGGCGATCTCGAAGACGTTGAGCTGCAGAAGGTTGAAACAATCCTCAGCAACAACCCGGCGCTCCAAGGCTTCGGCGCCGAGCTTTCGAACACCATCGACCGAGCGAAGACCGACTTCAAATCCGGTCCGCGCATCCTCCGCCAGAACGCCGAGAAAGAATTGAGTGACCTCGCTCACAGCCCGCAAGAAGCGCTGACCGTGCTCAACGTGATGCTGACCGTGGCCGAAGCCGACGGCGAAATCGAAGACGCTGAGCTGAAAGCCCTGGAGCGCAGCGCCAAGCTGTTGGGCCTAAACCTGAAAGACCATCTGTAAATGTACCTGGTCCGGGAAATGGTGGAACGCCTTCGGGCGTTTCTCATCGTCGTCCTGCTCATCGGCGTGGTGGTGATCGATTCGGTATCTCGAATCATCAGCATGTGCGCCGATGGATTCCTTGCGGTGCTGATCCTGCTGCTGATCTGGCCGCTCATCAAGTCCAAGTAGAGGGCTTTTCATGGCTACAAAAAACAGTTCAACCAGCGGTGGCGTGAGCGTTCTGGGTCTGCTCGGTGTTGCCTTCGTCGTTCTCAAGCTGACCGGTTACATCGCATGGTCATGGTGGTGGGTAACCGCGCCCTTCTGGGCCCCGCTTGCCATCTTCATGGTGTTTATGACTTTCGTGGGCATCGGTTGGGTGCTCGCCCGCGTGCTGAGCGGCAATCGCTGAATCATCACTTCTGCCCATTCAACGAGTGGGCAGCGGGATGCGGACGTAACTGCGGCCCATAACCGCCCACCAGCATCAGGTGAAGAATGGTCAGCTTGGAGAAATTGACCCGCACCTAGGCGAGCGCCCGCCATCCCAACGGCGCGCATCACACGGAGGATTTGCAGCCATGTAAACGACAGCCTGCCGGCCTTGCCTCATGCAACGCCGAGCGAAGAGGTTCACGTACAGAGGTGTATTGAACCAGCAACACGAAAAGCCCGGGCACGACCGGGCTTTTTTTCACCCAGCGTTTACCCGCCAGCATTCTCCCCTGCGCCCAACGGCAAGCACCAGGCGATCAGAGTGCTGACGAATACACGCAACCATCTGAGGGAAAGGACATGAACCAAACCATCCGGCAAATGCGCATCGTCCAGGATGCTTTGCGCCAGCGAGTCACCTTGGCCACGGCTGAGTTTTATGCCAAGACCAGCATCACGGCCGAGGCGCTTTCGCCGCGCTTCAATGTGGTTCCGCACGGGAACAACCTGTTCGGCGTCGTCGATAGCCAAACCGGCGTCGAGCGCGCAGAGGTCGTCGGCCATAACAACGCCTGCCAAGCCGCGCAGAGCTTCGAGAACGTGGCGGACTTCACCCAGACGGCGCAGGTAACCGTCGGCAACTTCGCACGCTTGATGCTGCGCTGGACGGCCGCACTCACCGCGATCCTTGCTTGCTTCGTTGCGCTGGGGAATGTGTCGTGAACTTCGCGCCGCAGGCCGATCCCCGGCAACAGATCATCGCCAGCCTGAGCGCCCAGATTGAACACTACCTGGCTACCGGCAAGCGCGTTCAGGACATACCGGCAGGCGTAAGCGGCGAGATTCCATTTACCGCGATCGGCAACCACCCGAAGAACCTCAAGGCAAAACGCGACAGGCACGAACCTCGCGTTCGTGAATTGGCAGCCAAGGGCAACACCGCATCGGCAATCGCCACAGCCATTGGCATCGATAGCCGCACCGTCCGGCGAATCGCCAAAGAGCACGGCATCACCCTGGCCGAACCAGCCTGATGCGCAAGATCAATAACCGAGTGCACCAGCGCCGCCGGCAAGCCTGGCTGGACTTGCCGGGGCAGCAGATTAAAGAGGCTTCCGATGGAAAAGACAGCAGCCGCGAAACACTCGGCGGCGTATCGCGAACGGCAGAATGCCGCGAAGGAGAAGCTGGGAATCGAAACGCTGAAGATCGAAGCACCTGCAGGCACACGATCAGGCATGAACACTGCGATGAAGGATCACGGCTACAGCCAGATTCAAGAGCTGTGGCAAGACTTGGCGCTGTCGTTCCTGTCGATGCCCCTTGAGGAACAAGCGCGTCGACTGAGAAAGCCTGGCGCGCCAGCTTTTGTCATAACTCAAAGACTGTCGCGTCAGATGGATTTTGAGTCGTGCAGGGAAATCGCTCGCGATTTGGGCGATGAGGTTTTATCGCCGCAGGGTCAGCCCCTCTGATTCCGCGTATGCCTTGGCGCGCTCAAGAGCAGCGTCTTTAGCTTGTTGCTCAGTAACAAACTCGCCTTTGCGCGTTGGCGGAACTTCACGGCCCTTAACTCTTAACCCCTGAATGTCCCAACCACCAGCGGGTGCGGTAGCCAGATAGACATCAATCTCACCTTCAGTGTAGTTGCTGCTTTTCATCATTTTCGAACCCTTGACCCGGCCCCATGCCGGTCACCACGTATAGCCCACCACCAACCTATTCGCCACCGATCTTTCGGAGGGTGGTACCTGCGCTGGAGAACCCCACGAGCAAGATAATAGGAATGCATCACGGCTTACCCGGGGATACTTGGGGATCAATTTTTTAGCTAGTCTTTTGAGTCTTAGTCATTGATCTATTACGTTTCGCATTAGCTACAGGAAGCTCTGCATCTACAACCTCATGTTTTTTCAACCGCTGAGCTTTGTTTTTCAATGTACTCATTTTTGCGTTATTTCTAGTCTCTAGCGCTAGTGCTTTATGCTCTTCCCCGACCGTATCATCTTTTAAGATACTCTCGCACTCCTGAACAATAAATTCAACGTCGGATTTTTCTGATTTATTAGCCCACCACTCTCTTATTATAGTCTCGATGAAATTAGTGATGGTATACGTCACCAAAGTTAATGGCGGGATCAGATACATTACTCCGTGCCAGAACTTGTCGTCCGGATACTCGCCAACGATGTAGGTAAAAAGTGAACCTACAGCCCCTGCAAAACAAGTTGAAAAACTTAACTTCGCATAAGATTCGTCCTTACTCATGCGAATCACACTCCATCTGGATACTTATCGGCCACGTCTTCGTATGCAATATGAAGACTGGACAGACAATACTTTAGAAACTTCTTAAAGTCAGAAGAGTTTCGCACAAACGCTTCTGCAGACACAATGAAGCCACTGCCTACATAAAAACATTTTACAATTTTATACGTTCGCGCAATGTGATTGCACACCTCATAACGCTTCGAAGCCTCAGGATTTCCGTCCAATTCATACGGAACCGAAATTTCGACAAACCCGTCGTCATCTTTATCTACACTGAGAAGGTAATTCAAACCGCCATCATCAAACCAAATATGATTACTATCACCCGGAAACTCCTCATCAATTTCACATCCTGCCTCTCGAAGATATTCCTTATACATATCAAGATTGATTTTTCTTACTGACATAAATCCTCTATGGGCTTAGCGCCATTAAACGTGAAACTGGTTAGAGACTAAAAATTATCCTCACGACTCATGATACATGAATCAAGAACAGAATTTGTACGTCACTGCCCACTTAGCAGCTCCCCCATGCCGCCGCGTTTTGCGATTTCTAAGACCACAGATGTCGGTAGCGTCACAATGAGTGAAGACTTTCATGGCTACAGCAATCGATTTGTTCGCCGGACTCGGCGGATGGTCTACCGGTGCCCGCGCGGCGGGTGTCGAAGTACTTTGGGCGGCCAACCACTGGCCTGTCGCGGTCGAGTGGCACAGCGCGAACCACCCGGACACCCAGCATATTTGCCAAGACCTGCACCAGGCGGACTGGACCAAGGTTCCGAGTCACGACATCTTGCTGGCTTCGCCCTGCTGCCAAGGCCACTCCAAGGCGCGCGGCAAGTCCTCAGGCAATCCGAAGCACGACTCAAGCCGATCGACGGCCTAGGCGGTTGTCTCTGCACTGGAGTTTCACAGGCCCGAAGCGGCCATCGTAGAGAACGTTCCTGAGTTCATGGACTGGGCGCTGTATCCGGCGTGGTTGTCGGCCATGCGCTCGCTTGGATATCAGGTCGCGCCTCACATCGTCGATTGCGCGGATCTGGGCGTACCTCAGAACCGGGTCCGTATGTTCCTCGTCTGCACACTAAGCGCGGCACCCCTAATGCTGAACCTCAGGCCGGATCGTCACACTGCGGCTAACTCGTTCATCGATCTGGAAGCCGGTCGTTGGGCTGATATCGAACGCCCAGGGCGAGCCACGGCAACGCTGGAACGGGTGAAGGCAGGTCGCGCAGCGTACGGCGACCAGTTCCTGTTCAGCTACTACGGCAATACCCGCAGCGGCCGCGCACTCACCCGCCCGATCGGCACCATCACGACCCGGGATCGCTGGGCGATCGTGAACGGCGACAAGATGCGGATGCTAACTGCGGACGAGAACCTGCTGGCCATGTCGTTCCCCGCCCACACCAAGCGCCCGGTCAGCCACCGTTTGACGGTGCACATGGCCGGCAACGCAGTTCCGCCTCTCGCTGGTCAGCGCGTGATCGAAGCGCTGCTCGCCGCTGCCTGACCAACCCCACAGTAACCTCCAGAGGTTACATCTCGAAAAGTAACCCAAATGGGTTACAGGGAATCAATCCATGCGGATCTATCTCAGCGGGCCTATGACAGGCCTGCCCGATTATAACTACCCGGCATTCAACGCCGAGGCCGTCCGCCTCCGCGCGCTTGGCTACACCGTCGAGAATCCCGCAGAGAATCCGTTGCCTGCCGACTCACCCTGGCACCTGTGCATGCGTGACGCCATCCGCCAGATGCTGACCTGCGACATGGTGGCGTATCTGCCCGGCTGGCAAACCTCTCGGGGTGCCAATGTCGAAATCGAACTGGCTTTGCATCTGCGGATGATCGTCAGCCAAGCAAGCGTTATTCAGAGCAACATTTTTCACTTTCCCAACGCCGCCGACCAAGGCGAAGTGGGCACGTATCCGCAGGAGGGGTTATGAGAAAGCCGGTCGTACGAACGACAACGGGCGCAAAGGTCACGCTGACCATTGAGCTGACGAACCTCGGATCGTGGGGACCTGATTGCAAGCTCGACCAGGTTTACAAACAGGCACTTGACGCCGCCGAAGGGCGAATCAATCGAGCATTCAAAGACGACAAGTTGAATATTCGCCTCCTCGGCCCGGTGGTCGTTCAGGCAATCACCACTGACGTGGAGCAACGGCGATGAATCAGAATTGGAAATTGGTACCGGTTGAGCCGACTCAACCGATCCTCGACGGCATGACCACCGAACGCAAGAAAGGCAATGGCGTTTTGCAGATGTGGTTTGAAGCGCTTGCCGCCGCACCTGTACCGCCTGCTGGCGTAGAGGTGGAGGTTTTCAACGGTTGGGTTAACGGTTGTCCGGAACAGATTGAGCTGGTTCGCGAGCACGATCACCGCGTTCATATCACCCGCCTGCAGGCCGAGAACGCCGCACTCCAGCAGCGCTTGAACGTGGCGGATCAGCGGGTTGATGATCTGGAAACCGAACTGACCAAAACCAAGCGCGGCTATGAGTGGGAAAGCCAGCGAGCCGCCGCCCTCCTCGAAGAGCTGCAGGAGTACGAAGGAAGCTCAGGCTCGTTGCAGCCATCGCTGAAAGAAAATCACGGCATCCCAGGCACATCCTTTCAGCGCCTGAATCAGCTCGCCAACGAGGGCGAGTAACCCCGCCGCCCGTTCGGCCCCACCCTATCCCTATTGCCTGCTGCGTATGCGGCGAGGAGTCGTGTGCTCATGGAAAACACAAAGCTTGGCCCGGACCATTACCGCTACGTTGACGAACTGGTCCCGACCGGCCTGGGATTGAAGTGCAAAAAGTATGTGGTGATTGGCGAGACCGATCAGTGCTGGTACATCGTGGATGAATTCCACAACAACCTCTTCGGAGGATCGCAGCGCGAATCTCTGCTGAAGCAGTACCGCAAGCGCGTCTTAAAGGATGGCGGCGAGCACGGCCGGCGCGTTGCCTACACCGATAAGGCCTTGGCGCTTCGATCCTACAAGCAGCGCAAGTCCTGGCAAATCCGCCATGCACAGTTATCGCTTGAGCGCGCCAAGGCTGCCATCGCGTATTTCGGCGATACCAATGTCGAGAGCAGCGTTCCTCCTGACAGCTTGGTCGTGCCGTGCGAATACATCCAGGACATGAACTGGAGCGAGTGCTGATGACCAGCCGAGACCAATTCGAACAGGCCTACGCCGAGGAACCAGGTTAGTTAACGACCAAAGCGCACGCAATCAAGGACAAGCCTAAACCCGTGCAGACTGGAATGCTGTACATCAGCCCGGCCGCCAATATCGGCGCGCCAATCAAAAGCGTCGGATCGCGAAAAAATGCGAATGCTTTCAAATCCCCAGCCCCGGGTTGAGTAGCTGAGCAGCATAGCACTGAGATTTCTCACGCAGCCACCGATTTATTCCCCATCTATCCACATGCCTGCCTGTGTAAGGCAGAGACAGTGCTCACAGGAAAAACCGGATGTTGATGGCGATGATGGATATCGTTGTGATCAGGCCTGGAGCGCCTGATAGGCCCATGAAAACGAAGATGAATAGGTTCAACAGGCAGGCCAAAGCCGACAGTAAAACGAAGGCCAATCCCTGCCAGTCGCCTATCAGCCACTGCCAAACTGGCCGAAGAAGCCAGGCAGCAATGAACACGTACATCGTCACACCGTCTACGCGGCGAAATGCGCGCCGGAGCACTGGCCCAAGATGATCGTCTTCCCTTAGCAAAATACGGCTCCCTTTTCGAAAGCCGAACCTTACCACTTCCATTATCAATCCATCAGGCTGCCGGTGTACGGCGGTCGGGAGATATGCATGTCCAAAGAAAACCCGATCCACCACCAAGACCAGGCCCTAATTGAAGCCATTCACTCGCAGCACCTTGAGCGCATCGGCGTATTGGGCGACGAAGCAATCCAGTTTCAGGACGCCTCATACGCCGTCGGCAGGCAGCGCGGCGCCAAGGAAGCAAACGAAACTCTGCTGGCCGATCTGATTGAGGCAGCTGCAACCCTGCGCCGCTATGAGGCATTGCATCGCTCAAAATGCACCGACGAGAGCACCGCGAAGGCCGAAGTTAACGCGGCGCTCGCCACGCGCTTCGAGGCGACAGTTGCCAATTTTGGTCAGCCACCAACCACAGGCGCAGAGGATGCCGCGCACCGCGTGTCTGCCTGCATTGCTGCCTGTAAGAACATCAGTACCAAGGCCCTGGAATCCGGCGACCTGAACAACTTCGATCTCCAGCGTAATCGGATGGTTCTGACGCAGCAGCGCGACGAGCTATTAGCGGCGCTGGAAAATCTTGAGCGTGCAAACGAAAGGCGCACCGAACTGACCACCAGCGAGGCCTACCTTCAAGCCGATCAGAAACATGGAATGGCGGATGCGTTGATTGATCTCGACCGCGCTCGCTCTTCTGCCCGCACAGCCATTGCTAACGCGAAACAGGCACTCAACCCCGCATAGACCCCGGACGGAGATAGCCAACATGTCCAAGATGACCCTTGAAGAATGGGCGACCGACCAGTTCAAGACGCCTCCCAGCCTAGATACGCTGCGCAAGTGGGCCCGCGAGGGTCGCATCGCGCCGGCGCCAGTCAAGCACGGGCGCAGCTACTATGTGGAAGCTGACGCCCACTACAACGAACCAGAGAAGCCGCCAGCTCGCGTCACGGGCGGTAGCCTTATCAGCCGCATAGAGACCGCACGTTATGGCACCAAGGCCGCGTAACCCAGGATCAAAGGATCTGCCGCCGAACCTTTACCGCAAGACAGACAGCCGCAACGGGATCACGTATTACACATACCGTGATCCCGTGACCGGTCGGATGTTTGGGTTAGGGAAAGATAAAGACTCAGCGATTCGCGAGGCGGTGGCCGCCAACTGCGCGGAAGTTCTCAAACCCGCGCTCACCGTACGCTTGGCCGCGCCGGTGGTCGAGAAAGGGAAAACGTTCTCCGAGTGGCTGGTTGACTACAAGGTCGAGTATGCGGAGAAAGAACTTTCCCTGCACACCACCCGCAACTTCAGCAGTCGCTCAAAGCGTCTCGAAGCTCACTTCGGTGACATGCCGATGCGGGATATCAAAACGATGGATATCGCATCGTATCTGACTGGTCTGGCAAAAGAAGGAAAGGCCAACATGTCGAAGGCGATGCGGTCCATCTTGCGGGATATTTTCGCGGAGGGAATTGCGGCGGGCGTGTGCGACGTCAACCCGGTAGATGCAACCAAAGCAGCACGGGCTAAAGTCACTCGGGAACGGCTCAGCCTTGAACTCTGGAAGGCGATTTACGAAACCACCAATCGTTCTTGGCTCAAGCGCGCGATGGAACTAGCCCTGCTGACGGGACAGCGGAGGGATGATATCCGGTCGATGTTGTTCAAACATGATCAGGATGGTTTTCTGCACATCGTGCAGTCCAAAACTGGCGCTCGCTTGCGCATCAGCACCGCGATCCGTCTTGAAGTTATCGGGCTCGACCTGGCGGCTGTGATCAAGCGCTGCCGCGATCACGCACTGTCGCAGCACCTGGTTCACTACTCGAAGCCAAACGCTCAAGTCAAAGCCGGTTATCCGGTTACCTTGGAGGTACTGACTCGGCAGTTCGCCAAAGAGCGAGACAAGGCAGCGGCAGCCTACGGAATCACGCTGAGCGATCACCCGCCGAGCTTCCACGAAATGCGATCGCTGTCGGCGCGACTGCATGCAGCTGAGGGTCGCGACCCTCAGAAACTGCTCGGGCATAAAACGGCGGCCATGACGGACCTGTATCGCGACAGCCGTGGCACTGAATGGATCGACGTCGCTTGA